GCAAGGATCCCGCATATCATGATAAAGCCCCATGTATTCAGGTTTTCTGTCGGAATGCTGTCCGCACATCCTGCACCTATAACTACTGTTGTCACTCCGGCCAGTGCAAGCGCTCCACCGATGTAGTCTCCTGTTCCCTTGATAACCCTGTCGAGCTTGCGATCAAGTTGTTCCAGGTTCCTGCATATGTTTCTTCTGGCCATCCTCTTGATGGTCCTGATCTCTCGATCTGTGATGTCAAATGTCATTTTTTATCCTTTCATTCCATACCGTTGGCCCGCTGTATCAATCCCGTATATATCAAAGGAGATTCTTATGTTTCTATTTTTAACCAATCCGGACTTTTGTCCTGTGCTATTAATACGTCAGCGGCTATCTTTGTACCGTCAGGAGATTGACCCAGTAGGCCAACGGTATGCCGTAAATCAACTCAACCTTTTTTGTATTCCCTTAGGATTTTGTAAATACCGCTACCTGCAGGGATCACCATCCCAGCAACGCTTTTTCTGATCGTTCCATCCTTCATGATATGGACAACCTTGATTTCTTCATTTTTCATGCTGACCTCCTATTCATGTAAATCCCATTTATTGGGATGATTTAGGTATAAAAATAAAATCCATCGGCACTCCCGACAGTCTGCTTATTTCCTGAAGCTGTGTCGCACTAGGTTCGGTGTTCCCACTTTCCCAGCTAACGATGGTATTGAGTCCTACACCAAGTATCTCCGCCCATTCTCGCTGATTTTTGTCCGCATTTACTCGGCATGCTTTCAGTGAGATTTTTACTTTCGGATATAATTCTGATAACACTTATATGCTCCTTTCTGCTACGAATCCCTCAAAATCCTTAAATTTGGGATTTCTTGGTTATTACTATAATCCCATCATTTGGGACTGTCAATATAAAATCCCATTTTTTCGGTTATTTGTTGTACTTTTCTGTTAAAAGTATTATGATATGGGATATAAAGGAGAATAAATCCCATGTCAGACAATGAAGTAAAACAGATATTCGCATCTAATTTGCGCCGGCTTTTAGCCAGTTATAGTCTTTCTCAGAAAGACGCAGCACATACACTTGGAATTGCATCGCAGACGTTTAACAACTGGTGCAAGGGCAATTCAATCCCATCTATTGATACGATTGATAAGCTTGCCGAATTTTTTCATTGCACTCGCTCCGATCTGATCGAAAGCCCTAGATCGTCATCTATCAGGATGAGCGTCAGTATTCCAGTTCTCGGAAGAGTTGCTGCAGGTATCCCCATCGATGCAATAAGCGAGATTATTGATCGGGAAGAAATCCCTTCAGAAATGGCCAAGACAGGTGAGTTTTTTGGATTGCGAATAAAGGGTGATTCTATGTCCCCTCAAATTATGAATGGCGACACCGTTATTGTGCGTCGCCAGGATGATGCCGAATCTGACGAGATAATAATCGCGCTCGTCAACGGTCATGATGGAGTTTGCAAAAAGCTCAAAAAACTTAATAGCGGTCTTATGCTGATTTCTTTGAACCCTCAATATGATCCTATGGTGTTTGATCATTCTGAAATCGACACTATGCCTGTTAGGATACTGGGCCGTGTGGTTGAGGTTAGAAGAAAAATGTAATGATTTTTGTAGTAAAAGGAGGATGTTCTATGAAAAAATATTTCTGCTTACTTGGTACTTTGCTTTTAGTTGGTTGTTCGAGTCAAAACAGAACGCCTGAACCCGCTACTGCGGCGCCTCAGATTGTAGAATCCGATATTGTTCAAGAAGAATCTACTGTACTGCCGACTGCCAGCGAAAGTGTTTCTGAGGCTGTCTACATCCCTGACAAAGACGAATTGCTCGATAAAGTTGTTGATGTGTTGCTCGAGTTGAATGCCACTGATGCATCCATTGAATCTTGGGAGCAACATTTGGATGAATCGGAGCCTAACATGAAGGCAATATATTCTCTTCCTGATGGCAAAAAATTTGTTGTTGATTGTTACTACAATGATTTAACTAAGCACTGGATGATACCAGACGTATACAATCTTGATAATCCAGATATTCTATATTACGCAATAGACGGCGGAGATTATTCTGATGTCTATGATCTCAGAACAGATAAGTTAATCCAGGAAAGTAAAAGGGCGTTTAATGAATCTGAATTTATGAGCGAGGCTGAGTCTCGCTTTGAAAGCATCTCCGATGAAGGCGATGCCAAACTTGAAAGCATCGTAGAAAAATATAAAACAAAATAAAGCATTAGATGCAAAAAGAGCTTTCCGCTTGATCACCTGCCCCACAGGCGCCATGCAGAAAGCTCTCATATAGGTATGTTATAATACCCTCTCGCAAATCGTATTATAGCATACCTTCCAAGGATGGAGGTATAAATTTATGAAAACCGTAGCTGGTTATGTGCGCGTTTCGACGCAGGAACAGGCTGACGAAGGATATTCCATCAGTGAGCAACAGGACCGTCTCAAGAAGTATTGTGAAGCGCAAGGATGGAATCTCGTTCACACTTACACTGATCCGGGCTTTTCCGGTGCCAAACTTGACCGGCCCGCTCTCCAGCAGCTTCTCGCCGATATCCCTTCAGGATCCTTTGATACCGTTCTGGTATTCAAACTCGACAGACTTTCACGTTCCCAAAAAGACACCATGTATCTGATCGAAGATCAGTTTATAAAAAACAATATTGATTTTTGCTCCATAATGGAATCTTCACTAAACACATCTACTCCTCTGGGTAAAGCCATGGTGGGGATCCTCTCGGTCTTCGCTCAGCTTGAGCGTAACAACATCACCGAACGAATGACTATGGGACGAATCGGCCGCGCCAAAACAGGAAAGTATTCCGGTGGAGGCATACCACCCTTTGGCTATGAATACACTAACGGTGAGCTGATCATTAACGAATCAGAAGCTGTGCAGGTAAGGATTATTTATGATCTTTTCCTTAATGGTCTAAATGGCAAAGAGATGTCTATTAACAGTATACTACGCTATCTCCGTGAGAGATATACGATCAGAGGCGCTCAGTGGGTGCACACCAGTACAATCACAAGAGTCCTGCAGAGTCCCGTTTACTGTGGATATGTCACATTCTCCGGCGTATCCTATCCGGGCAATCATACTCCTATTATCTCCGAAGCAGACTGGAATAAAGCTCGGGATAAGTATCAAAACTATACAACCGCCTTTACTTCTGCTTCGGCCAACTTTCGAAAGACTCCTCACCTTTTAACCGGTCTGCTCAGGTGTGGTATATGTGGCCGCCCTTACAGTGCGACAACATGGAGAAACCGTCACATCACAGCATCTGCCCGCCCTTATTACGGTTATTATGCTTGCCGCCCTACTCGCGCCGCACGCCTGGCAAAAATTAAATGCACTAATTCAAAATACGATATCGCTCAGCTCGAAACACAGGTGGTCGAAGAGATTCGTTCCCTGTCACTCGACCCGAATGAATTGAGGAACATGGCTCCCACTGAAAAGAGCTTTGAACAGGATCCAAAATATATTGCTGCCATCAAGCATATCGCAGAGATAGATAAACAGGTCAGCAAGCTCCTTGATCTGTATCAGATAGACGGCATAGACATTGCCGCCATCTCCGGAAGACTTAAGACGCTTAATGAAGATAAGTACCGTACAAATGTTATAATCAAAGAATTTGAAGAATCTCAGCCCGGCCCTTCCTCCTCTGCGGAAGACGCTGTAGAAGTGTTAAAGAGTTTTGATGATGTCATGGCATCCAACGATAGCGAACTGATCCGCACTGTCATCCGGTCCCTGATAGACAGCATCATTGCATTCCCTGATCATATCGAGATACACTGGTCATTCGTATAAAGAAAAGCCCCGCGGTGATCTTCCGCGAGGCTTTTCCTATATTTACTTATATTTACTTATATCTGCTGATATTCGTTGATATTACATCATTCCGCCCATTCCTGGATTCGGGACGTTAACATTTGCCGGCTCCTTGATGTCAGCAAATGTTAACGGCTTTTTTATTCTTTCGTGCGGTTCTCTTTTGATTATATTTAATTATCTCGTGATAAGCACTCGATTTTCACATGATTGTCACGAGATTTTTTTATTCCACATACCACGCCGACTGTGCTCCGGATCCGTCCGACTTCCAGCATGCGCCCTGGAGATTATTCTCTTCGGACTCCTGGAGATAATATCTCTTTCCGTCGATGGTCTGCCAGCCTGTCAACATATAACCCTCTTCGTCGAAATAGTACCAGTGGTGATCAATCACCTTCCAGGTCTTCTTTAGGTATGTATTTACAGTGTCAGCATGCCACCATCCGTTGCCGTCCTTATGCCAGCCTATAGTATACTTGCCTGCTGCCGGTTCAGTGTTTGTGCTTGTATCGTTTGTGTTTCCGGTTTCTTTTCCGGTCGTTCCGTCCCCATTTGTAAGAGCGACTACTGTGTGCCCCTTGGTCTTTGTTACCAAGATATCGCCGCGGAGCAGTCCGTACGGAAGACTTACCGATACTTCCTCAAATGCTCCTGTCGCAAGCAGTGCATCTGCTTCTGTCGTTGTGTAGAAATCGCTTACTCTAATTCCGGCATAGAGCACACATACTCTTACAAGCCTTGCGCAGTCTGTCTCGCAAGGTGTAGCTACGTATGAGCAGTTGAATCCCACATACTGAGCTATCTCGTAAAGAGTCTGATTCTGGCCCTGATCATACCCTATATAATCATTGGCGCAGGCCCATTCCATGTTCTGTGCTATAGCTTCGCGGACTGCTGCATCCTTTGCTCTTATTACTCTCCACCCTTTTTTATGAGGGTAATACTCCTGGATGCACACTTCGTTACCGGTCTGATCTCCTGCTTTTCCTCCGGATGCGTGTCCATTCTCGTCGATTCGTGCACTTCCAATAATTACCATCTTTGTACCTCCATAAAGTTTATAAAATTCCTCACTGTACTTTCTCCTCAGCTCTTTATAACTTCCTGCATTGTCTGGAGCTTCGAAGTCCATCAGAACTCTGTCTGATGCCGTGTATATGTTCTTGGTATTACATAAAATCTCATATACTACCTTGAAGGATGTCTTAAGCTCGTTTAAAAGATACTCGCACTGAGACTGTAAATCCCCGATGGATTTACCTCTACCGACTGTATAATCGTAAAGTCCTGCCTTTCTTCCGGTCGATGTCCACTGAGCGAGTCCATAGCCATAGTGTTTTCCCATAGGATTAATGAACTCGGCTCTGGTTATCGAGCCATCATTTACAGCATTTGTATAAGTGCTGTCCGTGTAGATTATTCCTATCTCGCTGTATCTCTTCCTGCAGAGATTTTCCAGAACCTTAGATCCCACTCCGCTCTCGGCGTAAAGGTTTCCCATAAGTCCGGATACACCCTCAGGTGTTAATCCGTTATTTATAAAAAAATTCCAAACATAGTTTCTTTCGTAAGAGTCCGTCATGACTGCTCCTTAAAATTCGAAAAGTAATTACTTTTATCATTACTTTTTACATGCGAATAATAGATAAAATCCCACCTATCCATTACTCGCAGTTTTTGAAAACTGCCATTGTCGCCTTTTTTCGTTGCTTTCACAGATGGATTTCCCATTTATTATCGTTGCGGCATTTTTGAGATGAATTGAACTTTTTGCGATCAAAAAGTGTAATTCATTTCCGTTTTTGAATAAAAACGTTATTTTTTGAGAAAAAAGCGTTATCAAAATGATGATTATTGCAAAAATCCCATGCCTGATAATTCAGGTCATGGGATAATACACAAGATATAATGTCGCTGATTAACGGACAGCTCCGAGATTTATAGGATCACCTCCTTATCAATGACCAAGTACGGTATCGCTTGAGTTGCCTTTAGGTGCATCGCCATTTGGCATATTGCTCTCGGTGGTCTCCTTTCCGATCTCCGGCTCATTTTTTGCCTTAACCTTTACGTGCTTAGGGTTGATTACCTCATCAACTCCCTTGTCATTTGGTACGATTTTCATTGATTTTACAGCCATAATTAGCCTCCTTAATAAAAATGCCCGTCACGTTGCTGTGACAGGCGGTCAATGGTTATATATGATTAAGACTTACGTCTAATCACTGTTTTAATAAATGTTCACATCTTTTTATTATTATCTCTTTTTTCGCTCGATTTAGATGTGAGCAGGTCTACTGCTTTGGACACAATGGCTGGCATAGGCACTCCCATAAGCCCCATGTTTTCTACTATGCTAATCACTTCATTTGTGAAAAACCCAATTATTACCGCATTTTTCACATAATCAACACCCAGATAAACATCTATGCCTCTTGCAACCACGATGAACGACAACGTAAATACCTTCCTGCATAAGCCTTTCCAGCCTACCCTGCTTTCAAGTGCTCCGTTCTTCGTTTTTCGTGAATTATGAAAAACACCTGCGACAATCAGCCCACTGACATAATCAACGATCATAGCAAGCATTAAATACGTTAAAGCCGCTGACCATCCCCCCATCATCGAAGCTATAGCACTTCCCATAAGTCCTATTAGTGTGCATAATTTTTGTTTGATCATATTATTTCCTCCCCCATTGTGGTTTTATTTCTTTTTTTCTGCCTGAAGTGCGAACTGCCTAATGCTTTCCTTGTCCTTGAAGTAACAGGATGCACACGGCTCCTGTGACAGCGGAATAATGTTAGATGTGCAATGCACACAGCTATAGCGCTTATCGCATTTCTGTGGTGCACATCTGCACGCATCCCTTCCGCACCTGCCATCGCCGCGGTAATATCTACATTTGAAGTTATCTTTTAGTTCCACCATCACTCCTCCACGTAAGGATTGCCGGTGATGTATTCATACTCGGCGGCAGTGATCTTTTCCTCTTCCGTCATGGAACGGATTTTCGCTTCTCCCACGATACCTTTGTTAAAAAGTCTCTTTAAGCTCTGTACAAGTGTTTTCATAACAATCCCTCCTCAATCAGCTGCTGTGTGTATGCGTCTATCGCAGACGCTGTGTTGATCTGCTCGATGTTTTTCAACATATGATAGTCATCAACACTTATCTCGCGGCATTCACATACCCATTCTGTGTATGCTTCTGTACCTGATGACTCATCTGCTTTGTGTTCTACCTTCTGGATATTTCTCCTCTGCATGTAGATGCCATCCGCAATGAGCTGCAGTTCTTCAGGCTGCACTGCACAATGTTCCTTTTTCCAATCCTTCATGTTCCTTCCTCCTGTCTACTTTTGATATGATTCTCTTTATCTTTCCTATGTTCACGCATGGTTTTATGTATTCGAGATAGCAGTTATATGTATCTGTACAATTAAACCATCCGACATATGAGATCATTGCTCTTAGATGCTTGTCATAGAACCTTCTGTCATACTTCTTTGCTTTGCCGAGTCGTTTTGCCAACCTAGTTGCAGTAATCATGATGCTCTTTCTCATCAGGGTTTTATCTCTGCAGAACAGAAATCCCATATAATCAAGTGCTCGTCCTATTGGTTTTCCATTCTTTTTTATGTATAAGAATTTACATATTTGATAGTTACGTTTTAGTTTTAATCTAAAACGCAGTCCAAGCATTTTCATAATCTTAATCAATGCTTCACGAAGTTTCTTTTTGTTATCATTAAAAATAACTATGTCATCCATATATCTTTCAAAGATATCGAATCCCAGCGTCTTGTTTATCAGTCTGTCCAGCGGTTCCAGGATGTAGTTTGCAAGCCATTGGCTTATGTAAAAACCTAAAGGTATGCCTTTCTTAAATCCCCAGAGGCATATTTCTATGATGTACAAAAACCAATCATCCTTGATCCTTATGGCCAGTTCTCTCATGAGGACGCTCAGACGAATACTGTCATAGAAATGCCGGATATCAATTTTAAGAAAGTTCCTTATGTTCTTTCCTTTTCGTATCCATCTTTCAATCCGCCTTTTACCGTAATGAGCACCTCTCTTCGGGAAGCTGCCGCACGAATAACGATAGGCTGTAGCAGTTATGATCGGCTCCAAGATCATAATTATGATGTGATGCAGCCATTGTTCGTGGATCTCCGGCATATAGATCTTTCTTTTCTTGCCCTTCTCCGTGATGATCTTCGGCGTCCGGCGTTTTGGCTTATATGCCAGTTCCGGATGTTCGACCGGAACCGGCTTAGTGTTTAAAATCATAAGACGCATCTTCTCGACTTCATCGTCAAAATGAGCGTCTATATATTGGACCTCTTTTCTTTTGGTTTTTCCTTTTCTTAACTTCCGGTAAGCTTTTTCTATGACATTTCTGTCAAGCATTCGCTGATACAGATATTTGTATTGTTTTACGCCTTGTTCAGTTGAAATCTTTATGTCATTACGACGCATTAACTTTACTCCTATAAGATATTTTTTCTTCTATCTCCTACAGACCGCAGGTGCGACCGCTTTACGGTCTGTCCTGTATCGGACTAATTTTCACTCCCCAAACTATTAATAGCGGATAAACGGTGTCTCAACCGTCAGTGGTGTAGGTCTAAAACCTGCATTTGCGTCATTCGTCCAGTATGAGTAGAGTACGGAGGCGCCGATGTTCCAGTTGGAATTCGTGGCAACGTTGTTCAGATTGAGCGTGCGCGGGCCATCATTCAGACCGTTGTTGCAATTACCGAACCGAAGGGCGACCGCCCGAGGTGTCGCAGGTTTTATCCCCTGTTATTATTTAATTAATTTATGCCGGAAGCTTTCCGGGGGAAGACCCCCGGTCCCCCTTATGCTGCGTCTGGGGACGCACCAACAGGTGGAAGCAGAAGGACGGAGGCGCCGACGTGCCAGTAGGAATACGTGGCAACGTTGTTCAGATTGAGCGTGCGCGGGCCACCAGCCAGACCGTAGTAGCAATTACCGAACCGAAGGGCGACCGCCGTGATACCGGCGTTTACATAAAATCCATCGCATCCGCCTGTTGCAGTTGAGCCTTTGCATGGCTGAACCGGGATTGCTCCGAAGCCATCAACATTTGCATACTTGTGCGGATACTGCCATGAGCTCGTTGTTTCCAGCTGAACTCCGGTATCTGTATACGCAGCTCCTGTAAGGTCATATGCGTAATTCTTTGACACTTTAACTCTGCCGTTTACACATACTGTGTACGGATCTCTCTGCCACTGGTTGTAGGTTCCGAGCACGAGTGAGTGGAGGATCTTGTTAAGGCTCTTACGGTCATCTGTTCCATAGAACTGTCCGCCGCCTACTACAGCATTGGCTTTTACTCCCATTGTAGGTGTGAGTGCTGCATCATAACCTTCGCAGTTTCCGTATCCGTATTTGGCCTGGACATCTGTTGTCTTGCCCCAGAGAATGAGAAGATCCTGAATAGTCTCAACGCTAGGACCGCCGAAGAAC